TATAAAAAAGATATCCACCGATAAATTTAAACTCGATGGGAAAATATCACCAGTACCACAGGACGGGATAATTGAGAAAATATATGTATCTGCTCCAAGCGGTGCTGGAAAATCTACTTGGTGTAGTAACTACATAAAAAAATATAAGAAAATGTTTCCCGAAAATGAAGTCTATGTGTTTTCGACCGTGCAAGAAGACGAGGCATTGGACAAGCATGACCCAATTAGAGTTAACTTGCAAGAATTAGTAGAAGGGGTTAATCCATATGATTACGAATATTCTCTTTGCGTGTTTGATGATGTGGACTCAATTACAGAAACACCTATCCGTAATGCAGTGATTGCTTTGCGTGGTTGGTTATTAGAGCAAGGACGACATATCAAGGCAAGAATGTTATGCACTAGTCATATACTGATGAATTATAAAAGCACTCGTCGACTACTTAACGAAGCGACTGCTGTAGTCATGTTTCCTAAAGCTGGTAGTACTTACCAAATCAAAAAGTTTCTAGAGAAATATGTTGGTATGGATTCGAAAGATATCACTAAATTATTACGATTAAATTCTCGATGGGTAGCCGTTTATAAAACATATCCTACATTTATCATGTATGAGAAAGGGGTATATTTATTAAAACAAGAAGAGTAAAACAGCAATAAAATCATAATAAATTTACACTTACATAATTAATTTTTTGCATATAATATACTGACTATCTTTTGAACGGAATAGTTTCCTTCAATAAAATGGACAAGTTAATACATAAAGCAGAAGAGATAGATTTGAGCGGTAGAGACATAAAACGCATGGTAGGCGGAAAAACTAATATCATGGCGTATGAGCAATTAAAAACATATAGTAGCTTAGAAGAAGTTCTTAGCCCGTATGGTAGTTGTGTATTGCTTTATCAAACGACAGAAAATTATGGACATTGGGTTGTTCTAATTGATAGAGGAAATAAGATGCTGGAATTCTACGATTCATATGGACTTGCCCCAGACGAAGAATTGAAATTAGATAATGCATATCATTTGAGAATTCACGGTGGAAAAATTACTCCACATCTAGGGGCATTGATTCAATCGGGCGGATGGTCGGTTCAGTATAATCATGAACAGTTGCAGGAACAATTATCCGATATCAATACATGTGGTAGATACTGTGTTATGAGATTGCTATATAAGGATTTGAGTATTAGAAAATTCAATGATTTATTGACAAAAAATAAACATTATAAACCAGATTTCTGGGTTTCGGCTTTGACTTATCTTATTTAGATTTCTTAGTTGATTTAACAACTTTAACTTTTTTAATCTTGGGCTTTTTAACCGTGGGCTTTTTAGTCTCAGGCTTTTTAGTCTCGGGCTTTTTAGTATTAGGCTTTTTAGTCTTAGGCTTTTTAGTATCAGGCTTTGTTAACTCTGTTTTTTTAACATTTTTCTTCATTTCATCCAACTTCTCTAAATCCATTAATACCGGTTTAGGCTGAGGTGGCTGAGGCGGTTGCTCTGGTTGCTTCGGTTTCTGAGTTGTTGCTTCCATAATAGCAGCAACTATATCCTTCTTAAGCATTTTAGTAGTATCCATATCTAATCCATGTTCATCGCATAACTCTTTTAATTTTTTCTTAGTCATTCGCATTAATGATTTTGTAGTATATCTGAATTTTGGTTCTTTGGGTGGTTGATTAGTATTTTCCTTTCCACGTTTTGTTAACATATCTCTTTCGAGAATTTTCACTTGTGCCATTAGCCTTGCTAGTTCTTGTGCAGACATTGTGAGTATTATTGTAAGAAATTATTTTATTACATGTATATTATAAGATTCAAGATTTTTTAAAAATATAAATATATATTCATAAATATAATCCTGTAAGATGAGTGAAGACAGAGTTGATTTTAATGACCTATCGGACGATGAGGGTGATATTTTAAAAAATATGGATAAAATGTCCCCTGCAGAAATAGAATTATATTTAAATAATATCCAAGAAAGGATACAAGAACTCAAATCTAATAAATCTAAAATGGAATCAGAATCAGAATCTGAGCAATCGGAATCTGAGCAACCAGAATCTGAGCAATCGGAATCTGAGCAACCTGAGCAACCTGAGCAACCTAAACCTGAGCCTGAGAAACCTAAACCTGAGCCTGAGAAACCACAGCCAGAGCCAGAGAAATCGGAACCTGAGCAACCAGAGACTGAGCCTGAGAAACCACAGCCAGAGCCTAAACTCAAACCGAGTAAAAACGACAGAAAAAAAGTTAGACAATATGAAATGAAAGTTAGAAAGATTCTTAGAGATTTTTCAACTTCATTAGCTGAAACACTAGAACCATATAAAACTAAATATAGAAACGCAACAATAGATAAATTTGATATGGATGATGTTGTAGATATTCATAATTCTATGAGAGCGGAGGCCTCATTATTGATAGAGGATATCACATATGATATGGAAGATGAGGGGTTGTATTTCACGGATAATTTTTATGATTATATTGAGGAGTATTTCCAAAGACAACTAGAAAGAGCTGAGCAACTAGTGCTGTAAAAACATTACGTCAATCCTTCATAAATTTCAAAACTAAGTAATTCCAGAGCTCTTGTCCATTGTTTTACTGTTTTTTCATAATTTTTATCTAACCAGCGCCATGACCCCATTACTTCCTTTTTTTGTTTAATTATATCATTTTTCATCAAATTAGCAGATTCTCCCCAACCAGTTTCTTCGCTGTCTACTTTATCCATTACCATTTTAATAAATTTTTTCATCCTTTCAGCAACAGCATGTTTTTCTTTATTTTCTTCTGTTACTGGCTCAGGTTCATCAACAGGGTCTTCCATTTTATACAACGTGGGTGTTTCTTTTTCTTCTTTTTCTTCGGGTTCTGGCGCAATCATAGTTTCAACAACCTCAGATGGAGATGGCTCAGGTGCTACAAATTCTACAATATTTTGATGGGGTGGTAATGGGTCTCTAAATAAATTTTGCATATCTAAACCTGTTACAAGAGCAGGTTTAGATTTTTTTTCCATTGATGGTTGAGGAGATAATGGTTTTTCAACCATCTTTTCAACTTTCATTTCAATTTTCTTAGCAGGTTTCTTAGCAGGCTTCTTTTTAGCAGGCTTCTTAGCAGGTTTCTTAGGTGGTAATTTTGGTCTAGGAGTACTTGGCAACACGGGCAATTTAGAAATACTTTTCAAATACTTTGTAAGTTGAGTTCTATTTTTAAATTTTTCACCCGTCATTTTCCTCTTTTTCAATTCTGCCATTGCGGCTTTTTTGGTCTTAAAACCAGAATCAGTAAAGACACATGCGGGTAATTTTGATAATTCCAACATACTGTAAATTTATTATATGCTGTTTTAAAATACTATCAGTATATATATGATTATATAAAACCGTAAGAAATTAAATTCATTAATTTATTACATTATTATTCATGCCATCTAACCTTTTGTTTCGGTTTGGGTTTGGCTTTTGTGACTGCTGCTACTTTTGCTAATTTTTCTAATGAATTCTCTTTTGGTTTCTCAGCTTGCGGAGTTGTAACCGCGATGATATTAGCAATGTATTCAGCTTTTCTAAGTTTGCTTCTACGAATTTTCCATTTATTTTCTTTGATTAAATTCTGTAATTCTGGAACTGTTAATTTAGATAATCCTTCCCATGTATATGTATTTTGCATACTTACTTACTGGTAAACGGTGGTGTTATATTATATTATATTTATGAAAATATTATATAATTATAATAATATACACACAATGTCGGAAACAGAGGAAAAGAAAGAAACCGCGGAAAAAACCGTAAAAAAGAAAGAAACCGCAGAAGATAAGCTATGTAAATTAATGCTTGATAAGCGCGGTATTAGGGAATCTTCTTGCCGCACATATATATCTGCTTTAAAGAAAGTATATGCCGCTACTGGAGCCGAGGACGAAATAAAAGACTGGAAGTGGTTGAAAGACTATTCGAAAGTTATGGGGGCTATTAATAAACAGGAAAAATTAACATCTAAGAAAAACAAACTTACAGCGGTGCTTGTTGCATTGTCAGTACAAAAGAAAAAAGACAGTGATTTGATAGATAGATATCAGAAGACTCTCGCAAAATGGAATGATGAATATATGGACCAATTAGAGAAACAGAAGAAAACACAGACCCAGAAGGAAAATTGGTTGTCTTATGATGAGTTAGTTAAGACTTCGAATGACTTGATGGAGAAGGTTAAAGAATTTAAAACAGAGAAGAAAATTACGAGAAAGGAATTTGATATTCTACAGCAGTTAGTAGTGCTTAGAACGTATTTAGAGTTTCCCCTTCGAAACGATTTCGCCGACATGCCTGTTATTAAGAAAATAGATTATAACAAACTATCTGATGATGATAAAAAGGCAAATTACTTGTTAATTGGAGCTGATGGTAAGAAGCAGTTCGTTCTCACTCAATATAAGAATAGTAAATTTCTCGGTGAGAAGAAATTCGATATACCTAAGCCTTTGAACTCGATTATTAATCTCTGGCTGAAACATAACACTTCGGGTTGGTTCTTAGTGCAAATTAGAAGCCCTAGTAAACCTATGAATCCTAATTTACTCACAAAATATCTGAATAAGATATTCAAATCACATGGAAAAAAGATTAGTAGCTCGATGATTCGTCATATCGTTATTAGCCATCAATTAGAAGGACAACCTACTATCAAAGAAAAGCAACAGAGAGAAAAAGAAACGCAAGATATGTTTCTACATAGTGGCAAAGTTCACGATTTATACCGTAAAATAGATTAGACTTAATTATACATAAATTCCATATAGTCCCTATGCTTTTTGGTTTTTAGATGGCGTGCTTTATGATGGTATGTATATTTACTTCCACATTCACATTGAAATTTTTGATAAAATATTGTTTTAATTTGTTCTTTGTTATTAATACGATATTGCTTAGCATATTCTAATCTATGTTGTTTAGTATCCTCACGGTATTCTTTCGCAGTTCTACCAGCAATATGTTTATTGCAACAATCCAGTTGTCGAATTATTTCCCCTTCGCGTTTATCTAATTCCTCTTTACTGTCACATGGGTATTTCTCATATAACTCAATATAGCAATCTCCATCTAACTCAAAAATATCAAATACAGCCAAATAATGAAATTTATTATTCTTATATCTCTTAAAACTACTTCTATGTTTAGCAATTCTATTGCTCAAGTATTTCTCTGTTGTAGAACCAACGTAAATTAATGGAGTCTTATGACTTCTGATAGTATATATTTTACCGCGTTCAAATTTGTTCATCATGGTTTCACTTTATTTATCTTCGTAAAGTTATACTATTATGTATATTAATTGTCCAATATATAATTCAAATTCTAACTATCTTTGGGACGGGTGGTATGTCGTTTATGATATTCAGTTAATAGATGATTTTTAATGCAGTGGGGGTTATTCGATATTAATCTACCG